AAGACCGAGAAGCGCATCGACGTGGGCACCGATGATGAGATTGCGGACATCCTGAACCGGGATGGCGGCGATATTACGGTGTAACGATGTGATGGCCGGAGAGTTCCGGGGCTGGCAGTTCTTTGTGACATGGTTGATCTTGGTGCTGCTGGTGCTCTGGGTCTGGTATAGTCTGATCAAACTCGTGTTCATGGTGGGATGATGGCCAGACTACCTCCGCCGTTGTTCGTGGACCCGCAGGATGTGATTCTCCGGATGCAGCTAGACAAGGATCTGGCTGGCATCGTGGATGTCATCACGTCTGGCATCATCGCCGCCCAGTTACACGTGGAGCGCATCATTGACGGGCATCTGGCTCGCCGCTCCCAGCGGTGTGGATACTTCATTGACGCCGAAGCCTTCTCTGGTATCGCGCCGGGAGGGTTGTACCGTCTGGAGGTGCCCAGTGGACTCGTGAGACAGGATGTCCCACAGGTGGTGACTGCCTCCTACGGAGCGATCAATGGTCCGTTCTCGGACTCCTACTCCGCTGTGAATGCAGGGCTGATGCAGTTCGACTACAACCGTGGCTACCTCTATGTGGATGCGGCTACCTACGGCAACAACCACATCAAAATCCAGTGTGACACGGGCTTCGAAGACGGCACCAAGCCTCTCCCTGTGGAGGGGATGGCTGACTGGTCAGCCTCCCAGCAGTATCACGTGGGGGATCAGGTGGCCTATCAGGAAAAAGCCTACGAGGTTGTCACCGAGCCTCCCATCGGCACGTCACCAACCAATGCCCTCTACTGGAAGCCTGCCACGGTGCCACAGGAGCCCATCCCTGACGCCATCTACGAGGCCATCATGGCGTTGGTGCCCATGGTGTTCAACGCCAACCAGACCACCAACCGGAGCGATGAGGCGAAGCAGCAGTACCAGACGCTGACGGACCACGCCAACCTCCTGCTCCAACCATATACTCGCACGCAAGGCTTCACGTTTCGGTCGATATGAGACTCCTCTCTGTTACCGTGCAGGGTCAGCCGGGGCTGATCAAGGCCATGACCGGGATGGTGAGTGCCTTGGACCCGGTGAAGATCCTTGATGAGGGAGCCGCCGTCATCTATAACCGCATGCGAGCCCGGTTCTTGGTCGAGACAGACCCGATGGGGCAGAAGTGGCCTCCGAGCCAAGCCGCTCTCCGAAGAGCCAGAAGTGGGAGAGGTGGAGGCACGCTGTTCGATACAGGCAATTTGTTTCGAAGCATCCAGTTGTATGCGGATGGTCCGAACACCCGTGCCATCGGCACCAATGTTACGTCTCCCACAGGGTATCCCTACGCAGAGAAGCATCAGTTTGGCATTGGCTTCCCACAGCGGCAGTTCTTGGGCTTTGCCTCTGAGGATTTGGATGTCATGAAGAGCGTGATCATTCGACGGGTGGTTGAAGGACTGCGACAGGGGATGACTCCATGAGTGATACCTGCACCACCTCCCTCCCGGCATCGAAGCTCATACGGGTCATCGAAGAGGCCGAGCAGAAGCTGTTGCAATTGAATGCACCTCCGGTCAACCTCACCGGCAAGGTGGTCGTGGCCTATGACGAGAACGATCTGCTCGATGTTCTGAAGGGTGTCCGGTCCTTCCCGGCCGTGGGGATTGTCTACGAAGGGATGCGGTCGGCATCTGAAGAAGGCCCCACGGCCCGAGTCGGCCTTTCCGCTGAAATCGTGCTGGGCTTCGTGTTGGTGGAGCGTGGGGACGAGATTCATCGCACGGGCGAGAAGAAGGTCCGGGCTATTGAATACTTGGATGCGATGCGCTACCAATTTAGTGCGAAGAAGAGTACAGTGACGGGGCACTTCTGGAAGTTCATGGTGGAGTCTCCTGCCGCCCTTCGGACGGGAGCCGTGTGTTGGGTGCAACGATGGTCACTCCCGGTTCAACTGCCACACAATCCTCGCCCCTAGTCTCGTGCATTTTACCCACGAAAAACCGAGCGGCGTTCATTCCGCAGGCTATCGCCAGTTATCAATCCCAGACCTATCCCAATAAAGAACTGGTCATCTTCGACAACGGAGATGATGAGACAGAAGCGATCCTCCCAACGGACTTGTCGATTCGGTACTACCGGATCACTGGTAACCGCACCACGGGGGAAATGCGGAACTTCTGCGCCAAATACTCCAAGGGTGAATTCATCTGCCATTTTGACTCTGACGATTGGAGTGCGCCCAGACGTATCACGGATCAGGTGACTCGATTGGGAGAGCATGGGGTAGTGACGGGGTATCACGCCATGCTGTTCTATGACGAGCGGGATGGGAAGTTGTACTGGTGGCGGATGCCCAGTCATTCTGCGATACGGTATGCTCTCGGCACCTCTCTCTGCTACCGTCGTGTCTGGTGGCACTACCATCCGTTTCAGGCCCTGCGGATTGGGGAGGACATGAAGTTCGTCCAGCAAGCTCTCCGAGAAGCCTACCGACTGGTCACCACAGTGTCTGCAGAGCAGTTGATGGTGGCGCGGGTGCATCACCAGCAAACCAGTCGTAAGACCCTGAATCCGGCCAGCTATCAACCGGTGTCTCGTACTACCTTGCCACAGGCATTCCCGTGCTCTTCAATATTGTCAGCAACCTGACCAATGGTGTCGGACTCCAGCGGGATTATGAACTGCTACGCAGGGAGTTGGAAATCCGTGGTCACATCGTCAGAGGTGTGCAGTTCAATGCGAGGCCGTTCTTGGTGCATGGGGCCGATGTGAATATCTTTCTGGAGGTGGTGAACCCCGCTGCCTTCGGAGCCGCCACCAAGCAGTGGGCCATCCCGAACCCTGAGTGGTGGTTTTCCGGATGGGATAGCTACCCATGGGATGTGATCCTCGCTAAAACGAGAGATTGCGAGCGAATCTTCAAAGCCAAGGTGGGAGACAAGTGTCGGTATTTGGGGTGGATTGCTCGTGATTTATACGATTCCACCATTCCTAAAGAACGAAAATTCCTGCATGTGTCAGGTAAATCACGGTTCAAAAATACGGCAGCGGTGGTGTTAGGATGTCACCGGGCGGGTGTCCGGTTGACGCTCATCGGAGAGCACCACCCAGCGATGCGGCAGCGGGTGAATGAACCTGAACTCATACGGCTGATGAATTCGCATTTCTGCCATATCATGCCCTCTGCCTACGAAGGCTACGGTCACGTCCTGCATGAAGCCATGGCATGTGGACAGGTGATTATCACGACCAATGCTCCTCCGATGAATGAGATTATCCCGTCTGTGTTGGTGCCGAGCATTGGGACTGCTACCCACCATGCGGGACTCCTGCACCGGGTGTCTCCGCTGGATCTTGCGAGGGCTATCACCACGGTGTTGAACTTCCCTCCAGAGCAGATTGAGGCGTTTCAGCAGGAAGGACGAGCCCAGTATGAGCAGGAACGTGGGGAGTTTCTTCAGGCGTTAGACGCCTTAGTGGGGAAGCCACAATGACATGGGCATGGTCAGGTGAATTGGGGATGGACCTCCACGAGGCGCTGAGAGCCGCGTGTCAGCGAACAACCGTCACCAGCTATCTGGAGATTGGTGTGGACGGCGGAGGGTCGTTGAACACGGTGCTCTGTGAAGTCATCCCTACTCGGATTGTGCTGTGTGATATCTGGAACCATGAGTATTGTGGGCACGGGGACACCAAAGTCATTGTGCAAGATATTCTGGAGTGGCATGGGGCCACAGCGGAATTTCTGGACGGTGATTCCAAGGAAACAGTCCCCGCTCTCCGGGGCCTCTTCGATTTGGTGCTCGTGGATGGGGATCACAGTGCGGCAGGCGCATTGGTAGACCTCCAGAATGCATGGCCTCGTGTGCGGCCGGGAGGCATATTGGTCATGGATGACATCAACCATCCGAACTATCCATGGCTCGGTGCCGTGTGGGAGGCGTGTGTGAAGGAATGGAACATGTGGGTCATTCCTGAAACCCGTGGGGGCTGTAACGCCGCGATAGCTCTCAAATGATGAATCTTCAAATGAATTTAGAACTGGGCTGCGGAAACCATCCCACGCCGGGATACCTCCACCATGACAAGTGGAAGCACTCTCCACATGTGGACCTCGCCTTCGATTTACAGCAGATTCCATGGCCGCTGCCGG